TAATATAACACTAAATGAAGCCGCCGTCAAGTTTAATTATGTCAGGTTCGGTATTTGGTGTTGCCGCAACCAAGACTTCGCTGTCGGCACTAGCGTAACTGAAGGATGTGTATTCCCAAGTTATTGTAATGGTTGTGAAATCAGCGCTTTCATAATCCAATGACCCAAAGTCGATTGATGTAGGGAAGGGCTGATTTAGAGTCCATCTTTCGATGGCCTTACCGGCGTGATCGATCTGTTCGATTACGACAGCGCTAAATGATTTTTTAAGTGTTGCTCCATCTATTCTAGGAAAGCATTCACCAGAGGCGTACGAGAGGCCGGCAATCACTTTTGATCCCCAATCACTAGGATCAATGAACGTCATCGTGATCGGCTGTAAATCTATAATCTCTCCGGGTTTAGTATCTGGGAGAGCCGATCCAAGATAATACTCATCCTTGCCGAGAACTGGAATATTTATCTTTGGTTTGTCACAAGTCTTTGCCCACCAAGCGAACTCACCATTGATCAAAACGCGGAAGCGAAACTGCCTAACAGGATCGACTGTTGGCGATGCTGTCCAAAACCCACTAGTAGTCATGGGTTAATACTCCTGTTATACTGGTTCGCCGAAAATGGGTTTTCCGTTCTGGGTTGCGAATGTCGCCCAGTCATAGCGGAATGCGACAGTAACCTCTGACATCTCGTCGCTACCATAGTCAAGGTCACTGAAGTCGATGCTCTTAATCCAAGCGTGTTTTAATGACCAAGTTTCTAGCTGAGTGCCTTCTTCGTCAATAACGTGTATGCGGATGTCGTTTCCGCCGCCGCCTAGGGACTCCATAACGGATTTCTTAGACATTGAAGTCATATTTGTAGTGCCGGCAGGAATAGTGTAGCCAGAATCTGCGATTGCTTGGATAAGGTTTCCGCCGAGATCGGGTTCAACTGGATCGATAAAGGTAATGGATATTTCGTTCCACTCTGCCTTTCCGGGCCAGTAGTAAGTGTGGTTCATAAAGTTGTGTGAAGTTTCTGCGAAAGACACAGTTGGACGTTGAGCTGTCTTTGCATACCAAATTGTTCCGGAATCACCAATCTCCACTTTGAACCTAAATGCTCTTTTCGGATCTTTAGTTGGTGATGATGTCCAAAAACCCTTGTCGCTCCGCGGTATTGCCATAGTGTGTTTTCTCCTTGCTTTCTAATAAATAGTAGCGAGGGGCAAAAAGCCCCCCATTAGTTTTCTAGTCCTCGAACGAAGCACCAGATTTTGTGATAACGAAGTCAATTGCAATGAACTCGATAGCACGGGTTGGTTTGATAAAGATCTTGGCATACATAATGTTGCGGTCGACTAAATCAGGTGTGGTGGTTGTTTCGTCAAGGACGACGCGGAAGTCATCAACGCCGAACCGAACCTTAACATCAGCGAGGAAGTTATCCGCACGGCTCTTGAAGCTGTTCCAAGTGTCTTGGACATTAGGCTGGAAGAGTGTGCTCGATGCAATCTCGCTAATACCTCTCTTCGTGTAGATGAGGAGGCGTCGAACATTGATGCGGTCGAGCGCGGAACGGGTTGCTTGCAAGGTTTTCTGACCGAAGACAACGAGGCCCTCTGCTGGAAAACTTGCGATTGGGTTAATGTTGACATCGTAGAGGTCATCACGGTTACGAGAAGTGAGCTTTGTCTCAACGCTAAGGACGGGAATACCGCCTGCGCCTTGAGATAGGCCGCCTCTGTTGAATCCTGCGGGAGCGAACCAAACTTCTGCTGCTTTCTCTGTGTTTCCAAGAACACCTAGGGCAACAATTGATGGCGGTGCTTTCACGAAGGAACCATTGACATCATCACGGATGGTGACCCAAGGGTAGTAGGCGCAACCGTAACTGTTGTTGAGGTTACGAGCCTTCATGTTGGAAAGGACATTGGCTAGATTGCCTTGTCGATCTGAGAGTCCGTTAGCGGACTCATGACGAGGCTGGAAGCCTCCCTTAAGGTCAATGACGCCAAGAGCATCTGCGCGGGTCTCACAAACATCGATAAGATACTTTGTGAGCGATTCATTGGTGACGCCGGGAACAGAGATGATATTACAAGAAATAACTTCTGGATCTGCGACAGTATCGATAGCGCGCTTGATCGTGTAGTATGCGTAGTTGTCGGTCTCGCCAGTGAGATCATCCAAACGAGTGTTCCGGAATGGATCGCGCTCGGTGATGTCGAGGCCGTCGGTGGCGCCGAACATAGGCGAAGTGAAACGATTAACTTTACGGTCAAGGATGGTCTCAAAGTCTGTCGCGACACTATTGTCTGATGTTCCCGCAACCATTGAACCAGAGGTCCAAGTCGCCTCGGTCACTGCGCCGGATGAACCCGTAGTTGTGACGATTTCATCCAGAGTGAAGATCCATTGTTCGGTTAGTCCAGAGCCATATCCGGTCTGTCCGAAAGTATCGCCCCAAGAAGAGACGATATCAGCACCTAAGCAGCGAAGGTAATCGCCGTAGCCGGGATCTGGAGTGGTAACCGTTGTTGATTTACCTGTGTGGAGGCCGAAGTGAGCGTTAGTATCTGGAGTTGCTGCGTCGGCTGTTGCTGTTGAGCGGATGCCGACAGTCGGGAAAGATGCTGTGATAGAACCATAAGAGGGGCCAGTGTAAACGCCGGCAGAGACGAGATCCACTGGAATGGATCCTGATCCTTTGATGTTGCCGGCTGGTACTGAAGCGCTGCTGAACGTTGTCGCGGCAAAGCGAGGCGGCCCGAAAACACCAAACGGAAGAAGGGCACTATCGCTAGCTCCGTTCGAAACAATTTCGCTGACTACAACACGAATGTAGCTTGAGCGGTTAGGGTAGTCGCCATATTCTCTATAACGGTTCTCGGTGTCATCCCAGATTTGATACATGTCGCCGACCTTGGCGCCGATGTAGTCCAGTGATCCGGGATCGAGCGTACAGTTTGAGTAGCGTTCAAGAACGACAGGCTTAAGATCCGAGTCGGAGGCTTTACGAACAACGACATCAAAGGTTCCATATGGGTTGTTATCGTTGGAAGATGCTTTAATGTTGGAGAGCGAAATCTTCACGTTGTTCTGAAGCCATTCGCCATGGCCGCTAATGCCGACGAACTTGAACAGTTTAGTCATTCCGGCATAAGTATATGCCGCGGTGTCTACTGACACATTTTGAGAGAAGAACCAACCAGAGTGAGCGTCACGGTAAGGTATGGTTTGTTCATGAGGACCAGAGAGGGTGCTGTCGGCGATTGCAAAAATGGCACCGTGCATAGAGCCAGATATACCTTCATCAACCAAATCTCTTTCGAATGTTTCTCCGAGCCAGTAAGTCTTCAGAAGATTCGAATCCTCAATAGTGCTATTGATTGCTTGCGGATTGGTGTTGAATGCCTTACGAATGAAGTTGCTGCTTCCTTCCGTCAGACTAAATGTGACGTTTTCTGCGACTGTTGTGCCGTCATCTTCGTAAATAAGGACCTTGAAGTTTCCGTCAGAGTCAGAAGCACAAACGCAGGCTGCATCTTGCTTGGCCGTAGAATCTGGAGCCGTGCCTGATAGTTCGATCTTTCCTTGATCCAAGTAGAAGGTTGCTGCAAGTTGAGCGGCTGAGTTGGTTAGAGTGCCGCCGGCGAAGTTCGTGTCAGAACCAGATGCCGATGTAATAAAGGCGCCAGCAAAACTAGTTCCATTTCCGGTGTCGGTAGTACTGAACGGGAAGCGAACCGCCACTGTGGCGCCGTCAGCTACGGCCGACTGAATTCCTAGGCCAGCTACCCTTGCAAGCTCAAGCGAGGCGGCGATGGATGTCGCAATAGTGGTAGTTGTCGCGCCAACGGAAGCGCTTTGGTAGCTGTGACGACTGGTTGCAGCCGTGGAAGCGGTGGCGGAATAAGTAGTTCCATCTGGACATGCCAAAGTTAATGCAGATTGGGCGCCGACGACTAGATTAGTATCACCGGCACTTAAAACAGTAAGAGTGTTCGTTGCAACAGCGCCAGACTGCCAGACCCAGAGACCATAAGCGCCGCCATTGTCGGCGACGCGCTCGCTGACCGTACCAGCAGTCTTCCATCCGGCTTGGCCGCTGGTAGCGTCTGCTGATTCATGTTGTGTTCCCATTAGGCGAACATAGGTGATGGGGCCAACGCCAGCTTTCAGGTAAGCCTGTGCTGCGTAACCGCCGTAAGTTGGGGATGATTTGTTGGTTTCGCGCCAAACATCGTCAACGCCACCTTTACCATCGATAGGGGCGCCAAATACTTCGACGAACTCAGAGAAGGTGTTGATTTTCACTGGGATCATTCCTGGGCCCTTCTCTGCCCGTCCGATGATAACCGGACCAACTGCTTCTGATTCTGCGGGAATCTGAGATTGGTCAACTTCGTTTAAGAAGATTCCGGGTGATACAAATCTAAATTTTTTGGCGTCTGACATACTATTGTCTCCTTAATAAAAACCACTTGAGCCTTTTCACTTAGTAAATAGTACAGAGACGAGGCAAATACCCTATTCTCTGTAAAATCCCTTTCCCTTGTCATTTTTGTCGAGGAAGGTATTTATGTCGCCAACAATAACTTTTTCTCTTGGAATCTTTACGTCAACGAAACTTTCTTCTATTGAAACTTTTGGTTTTTTATCATTCACGCCCTCGCCCATTAAGTAGCCGAGGATCTTGAGTTGGATTTCTGTTTCATAACTTCTTTCTTCTTCTCCCATCTCAGCGACATTGCTGTTCTGTCCGAAGGAGCCCTCGATGAAGCCTTCATAGCGATGGCCCTCGTGGGTGATAAAAAAGTTATTCATTTGTCCAGTCTTCGTAATAAAGGGCTGGAAAATATCATTCATTTGTTGCAAGTATTCTGTTTTGATCTTCAAAGAATACATTACTTTTACATAGACGGGGACCGGAAGGTATTTAGTTTGGAATACGACCCTAGTGTTGTCTGTGTTCACGGATGGGAAGTTCAATTGTCCGTGACCGACGTAAGGGCTTTCTGGCGCGCCGTATTGACGGGCGGACCAAGCATTACGGAAGTTTGATGTCTTTTCGTGCTGGATTGTCTTTCCTGCTGGGATTGTTATTCTTCTCACTTCACCTGAATCTGGAACGTGTGCTTGGAATGTGCCTTTGAAGCCGGGATCCTTTTCAACAGAGGTTCTCTCAACTGTCATTAGGGGAAGCTTTAAAACACCCTTTGAGTCTCGGAGATCTTTATCTGCTTTGATTTGGAAAGACCTTTCTGCTGAAACCCAGATGGTAGGTACCTTTTTCCAGCCCTTATTTGTATTGACATGGAGGTTTAATTCTCCTTCTGCAAATCCGAATAGCGCTCGATCAATAGTTTCCAGAGTTGAAGGCATAAAAGCAATCTCTTCTATGTTCTCGTCTGCGTTCTCTATCTCTGTGTAGTCATAGTTAGGAGCCATCGAATAGTCCCTCTCTTGCTCTGATACACTTAGCTGAGATTTCTAGCTTGTGATCGATTTGGCCGAATAGTTGTTTTGGCTCTGAAAGTGTTACAATCTCATAAAGAATATCGCCGTAGAGAACAAAGTCTCCTTCGCGAACATAAAGATCTTGGTCTTCAGTTAATCTCCGTTTGTGGAAATGAATAGTAATGCTGGACTCTTTGTCCAAGCCAATGTTGGAACTATACTTTGTCGTAATCCCGTCAAACTCAACTAGAGCGTTAACGCGAACTGGCGGAAGAAAAGTTTTAGTTAGCGCCTCGCCATAGAGGTCGTGAAAGTTTGTCCTCTCAATGTCGATTGGGTAATAAGCAATAGTTTGTCCTATTACTCTCTCAATCAGTTCATCGTTGACCTGCTTTACGAGATCTCTCTCTTTTTTCCCCAAGAAGAGAGGTGGTGGTGGGGAGGCGGGCTGTTTCCATTCATTGCTCATCTAGAGCCCCCCTATCCTTGGAAGATCAACATAGGTATTTGGCCTTGGACCTTTCCTGTTGCTTCCATCATCTCGGCATCTTTAACCGCCAATGCCTTGTAAGTCATTTCGTCGAGAACTGTCTTGAGTTCTTCCTTGAGCGCGGATTGCTCGTCTTTTGCTTGTGAGAGCAGGTCAGAGGCGTTTAGTGTCACAGATTCACCCGGGATGGGTATAGACCCGAACTTGCCTCTAACTTGGCCTAAGACCTCCTTAGAGAGCGCTAAAGCGTAGTTTCTAATCCATTGCTTGCCAATGGCGTTGATATTCTGGTAAGGCACATTATCAAACGGCAAGGTGTTCATGTTATTTATACCGTCAGCGCCATGTTTTCTATCTGAGTCTTCTTCCCAGCCGTCAGTGTCTATGGAGAACTGAACCCACATACTCTGTACGAAGCCGTCTGGTATTGGAAATAAACGAAGTTTGTTATTGTGGATCTCGTATGAGTAGTGAGATAGTCTCGTCCATAAGTGATCTTCGTATGCCATGGCTTGGAGTTTATTGTGCCAAGCCGGGATGATCTCGAATGTTGTATCAT